AAAACGCTTTCATTTGAACGCCAACTTCTTTTGTGTTCAAACCTGTTTCTGGTCTTGCTAAAACAGTTTCAAGGTTATCTAGTTTTACTTCTGCTTCCTCTAATGCTTTCTTTGTCAACTCAATTTGTTGCTTTTGTTCAGCCATCTTTGTGATGTCATCAGCCATAGCATCAACTTTGCTTTCAAGTTCGGCACTAGCAGAGCCTTTCTTTTCAACTTCGTCAAGACGCTTTGAATTTTCACTTTTAAAATCTTCAAAAGTTGAATTCAGATTGTCTATAACAGATTTGATTTCTTCACTCATAATAATCTCCGTTAATATTTAATTGTATCTGTTAAGTGTTTCAGACTATCAACAACATCACGTTGCTCGTTCTCCTCATGGTTGAACGATTTATATAGTACATTCGCACTTTGTTTTGCAGTAGAACTAGACATTAAGCCAACATCACGAAGGTAATGTTCTATCTCTCTTACATTCATTTCAGCAAGTTTTACTTTCGTAATCTTTGCTTTTGGATTCATTGGAAACGTAACCATTGATATTTCCATTAAATCTAAATTAGTGATTGTTCGTTTCTTCAGCTTGTCGCTGTATTTGTAATCTTCTGGCATTAGTTTATAGCCAATGCTCATACTATCTAACGCACCCATCTTCATCAACTCATATACTTCACTTCCTTTTTGAGTGCCCATAGCAAGTCTGCCTTTGATTTTTAATCCTCGTTTATCTTCTTCNAGAGAATCAATTACACCAATCGGCTCATCTGTCTTNTGCTGGTATAACAGCTTTATTTGNCGTGGCTTCTTATCGTAGATTGATTTGGCAAATGCACCTTGNTTNATNACATCATTNCCTAAATCTTTNTTGTTGAATACAGAAGCATAACCTTCAAAGCTCCCATCTTCGTCTGTGTCTATACCTTTATAATCACACTCTAAGTCTAAAACATCATTAATAATTTCTTCAGACATATGCTGATTTCCCTGTCAAGTAAAAGTTCTTTCTATTCTAGCAACAGAACAACCTTTATTACAAGCAAAAAAAGAGGGCGAATAGCCCTCTATAAAATCAAGCAAGTAAATTTTAGTGTAACTTATTTTATTAAAGTGTACATCACATATCTTGGTTTATCTTTTTTCTTCACCCATACACTTTCTATATCATATCCTTTCATTCTTAAATTATAGATAATACTGCTCAACCTTGTTGCCTTGAATAACTCAATGGCTTTCCATGTGTCAATAAACCCACGCTTTTTTAAATACTTTAACACTTCTTCGCTTTTATTTATTTTGCTCATTTTATGCTCCTAATAGTAAAATTATATAGAATGACAGAAAAGAAAATAATAGGACAAAGAAACCACCTACTATCTCCCAGCCTGATAAATATTCTTGCTCATCTTCCAACATCACTCTTATTTCCTGACCACTTTTATTGTACTTCTTGCTCATTGTCTACTCCTGAAAAAAATGGGAGCATTTCTGCTCCCTGTTAAAATTATATTTGTACAAATCCGTAACTTGCAACAACCCATTTACTACCATCTGCTTCAATAATATTTCCTATTGAAACTGAGTACATTTTATCAATATCATTTATGTGCATATTTTCTTCTCTAGGAATATCCATATTTCCAATGTGAAAAACTTGATTAAGAGTGTCTGCTGTAATGTCAGCAACATAATCATAATCTCCAGCGTTCCACGATTCATTTACTAATTTTTTTATTTCATGGTCGTCTGCAAAATCCATATCTAGTTTTCTAACTTGTTTATCAAGTGCTTCATGCCCTTTTTCATTTACTATTGCTCTCTCTAATTTATTTAATCTTATTTGATGTATTTTATATTTCATTTTCTTGCTCCTAGTTTTAAGTTTTTATTTATAAGTTATTAACTTATGTAAACCATTATATATAATTTAATTGTAATGTAAAGAAATTATAGTATTTATTTTTAGGTATAAGTGATTGATTTGTATAGATATTAAAAAATAGTTAAAAAAAAGTTTAAAAAAGAGTATGATTGAAGGTCAATAAACAACTAATGAGCAAAGTTATGGCAACACCAGAAACCAACCCTAGATACACTCTAATGAGTGGTAATAATCGTAGGGTATATGAGCAACAGAATAAGTATCTATACTTCTTTGGGTTTGAGTATGAAGATGATTTATTTAGTTGGGCTATCAGAATGAACAGCAATGTATTTAGTGATAAAATCTTAGAGAAAAAATATATAAACCTTTTAAGAGAAGCTATGGAAAACAACAAAAGAATTAATGCTGGAATCATTGATGAAAAAGTTTTTCAATATCCAGATGAAGCTGATTATTAATTTACTTAATATTTGGTAATTTTAATATTTCTTCTGTCAATTCATCAAAGCCTTCTTTAACATTTGGTGTCATTTCTTGCATTTTACTTTTCCATATTTCTTTATTCGGACTACCAGACAAACTTATATAATTAGCATAGGCTTCTGTACTTTCTCTGTTTTTTACTACCCTTCTTCCTATTTTAACACCACCTACCCCTGCTTTTTCGTAATAACTAATACCATGTCCAAACCCAACTTTTTCTTTGGTCAAAGCTCCCACATAATCTGCGTAAATTAATACATCTTCTTTATTTGTAACAATCATTTTTGTAACTGCATCATTTCTTATTGTTACAGAATTTCCTACACCTGTTAATGCTTTAAAAGCACCTGTAGTATCTTGTTCATTACCCAAAATTCCTTTTTTATTATAAAAATTAAAGTCTAAAAATTTATTAGCTATATTTTTAAATTCATCTTCTGAATATTGAGCTAATAACTTAGTATCATACATTTTTCTAATTTCATCTTTTTTAAATACTATGCCATCTTCTATAATATCATTTAAAAATTTCTCTCTTTTTTCTGCTGTTTCCCAACGAATGATTCCGTCAGCATTTGGTCTAATATTGTTTCTTTGTAGCAATATGACATTATTATCTAGAAGTTCATCTCTTGTATATTTTGGATTATATTTTTTAACTAAGCTATCTGAATCTTTAATAATTTCTTTGGTATAGATTTGTGAAGCATATTTAATGTCATCCATCTTAGAAGATTCTGCTCTTAACTTAATAGCTTTTGCTGATACTTTGTTTTTTGCTGTAACTTCTAAAACTTTTCCAGATGAAGTCATATTTTGTCCCCAACCCCTAAAATTACTACCTGACTTTGTTGGGTCGAATACTAATTTTGTAACTGCTTGAAAGTCTGCATTATGACCATATTCATGTCGCCAAACTGCTTGTGCTTCATAACCTATAAGGTCTCTTGGCATATTTATAGAATCAACTTGTCCTGTATATCCTAAAAAATATGCGTCTTTTCCTCTGACATCTGTTATAGGAACAGGCTCAAGTTTAGCTATTATATTTTTCTCAACACCTGTGTTTCCCCATGAATCCTTATGATATTCTTTTTCTTTATCTGTTGTTCTGCCAAATCCAACAAATACTGGCTTGACTAATGGAGCAACAGGAACATTTTCAACATTGACTGGCACTACAGGACTGACTGGCTTCGGTGTAGCTCCAATCAATTCATCTTCGGAATCATATCGCAAGGTAAAACATCTGCAATTAATAACATTAGCTCCACCACCATTCTGATAATCACCTGTATACATCATGCTTTTTTCAACAAATGCACCACCAGCAGTAGGCGTCAACACCTTAAACATTTCATCTTGTTTGACCACCGTTCCATTCATGCTTCTATGCCACGCCCTAGTCCTACTATCTAAAGCACTATTCCATTCTTTAACTGGGTCTTTGAATCCCAATGTCTTGGATATTTCGTCATTTCCATAGTTCATAGCAGAATGAGTTTCAGTCCTAGCAATCATGGTGGCTCTGTAGGGTTTAAATGCGTTATTTTGGCGTATATCTTTAGATATGGTAGGAATGGATTCCCCATCAGCAATACTTTTCTTGATTGACCTCTGAATGCTTTTCTTGGTGGTTTCAGATACTTCTGATACTTTTGTTGCTGTTACATCATTAATATATTTACCAATCGCTATATCAATCTCACTTTCTGCTTTCTTTTCTCGTTGCTTGATTAGCCTTTCACCTGAAGCAGTAATGACTGCCCTGTAATGACTGGATAATATCTTGTAGAAATCATCAGAGAAATCTTCCAGAAAGAAATAGTACATATCGTTATATTTTAGATATTCTTTCTCTGCTTGTCTGGCTGTTTTTTTAAACAGTTTTTTGACTTTAGCATTAAGACTTTTGGAAAGATTGAGATATAACTTGAGTTGCTCTTTGTAGTCCTTACGCCTATTAATTCTTATTTTTGCCATCTATTCAATTATTTCAAA